TTAAAATTCGCTATTTTGTGGCGAGTTATCCACAGTTAAGCTCTCTAATTTGTCGACAGCTTTTCTATTAGCTTCAGGCATCATGTGAGCATAAAATTTAAAGGTTGTGTTTGTATCTGCGTGACCAATCTGTTCAGCGACTGCCAAAATATCCCCGGTAGTTGCATAAAGCATCGAAGCATAACTGTGCCGTAGAATGTGAGGACTGATTCTTGGCAAACCTAACTTAATGCAGTGATAACGCATATATGTTCTGATAGCCGTCGGCTTGATGCCGTCGAAGATATAATCTTCGGCTTTGACCTTGTAAAGTGTGCTTATGTAGTCCACGATTTGATGATAGAGGTATTTCGGTATCTCAACATCACGGACGGAGCTTCTTGTCTTGGTTGTGCTGATGACATATTCGTCTTTATTGTTTATCCTCATGAGTGATTTATCGACGTGAATTTTATATGGCGATATATCCTCGATTTTTAGTGCCAGAACTTCTCCTATTCGCAAGCCTGCCCAGAAAATAATATTAAACAGCACTCTATGCGAAGCTATCTCAATATCATCGTAGAAAATCTTATACTGCTCAACTGTCCACAGTTTTGCTCGTGTATCGTTTGAATATGGCTTTACCCTGTCAGTAAGAGTGACAGGGTTATTTTTTGTTCCGAAGTTTCTTTTTGAGAATTCAAAGACCTGGTTAAGTTCTGAGCGGATGCGGTTTAACAGTCTGCTTGAAAGACGTTCTTTTTCTGATTTTTCGTTTTGCAAGGCAAGCCAGCGCATAACTTGAAGCGGAGTGACTTTATCGACGTTCATGTTTTCAAAGAAGGGGAGGACGTAATATTCCAATGCCTGGATTTTCCCGTCAACGGTAGATTGCTTTAATTCTCCTAGTTTTAGTTTGCTGTCCAGCTCTTCCCGGTATGCTGGAATTACTTCGCTGAATTTCGGATCATGTGTATGAGTTTTGTTTCTCATGTCGCTTTCGTATTTTTCAGCATCACGCTTTTTATCAAAACCTCTTTTGGTTGTATGTTTTCTTACGCCTTGCCAATCTTTATACCAAAAAGCGCAGTCCCATTTTCCTGTTTTCGGATTTTTTGTTACTGTCATGTTTTGCAGCTCCCTTCATGTAATTTTTGCCAAAAACGCCAAAAAATCTCTTTAGTATTTAGCTTATAAGCGACTTTTCAAGGCTTCTACTTATATTTATATTAGTAAAAATTAAATGCTCATATAAGCTAAATATGAAGCTCTGATAAGATTTTTAATTTATTAAAATAGTGATATAAACTGTATAAAAACACTGGCTTGAAAAGCAACCTGGAATTTTATGTTCAGACTGTTTTTCAAGCCTTTTTTATTTCAAAAAGCACAAAAGCAGGCTTTAAGCCTGCTAGTGATTTTTTAACAGGCTAGGGAAGTAGTCTGTTACTGAATTCGCCTTATTGTTTTTGGTTACAAGCATCTTTGATTCCCAATGATTACGCTTGTAAGCTGTTTGCCGTCTGGCGTGTATTTGAGTTGGAAGCTTTGACGAACAGTATTGCCGAAACCGTTTTTGGATTCTACCCACGATTGGACAATAATTTCTTTTGGATTTTTTGCTGCTTTCCAATCACTGTACCAACCAAATTCAGCACTGTCCGGGTATTTTAAAAATCGTTTTACATCTTCTCGCGCAAACGTGAGCAAATCCGATTCATGTTCAATGACAAAATCATATTTGCCTAAAACTGCTTTTCCGTCTACAAACATATCATAATTATCATGACGAATAGCAGTTATCTTGTTGTCTGTGAGATAGATGATAACATTTACAATGCCGTCATCTGCGCAACGATAACCTTTTGTTTTCTGATTGTCTTTATAGCCATCAAGCATTTCATCATGTTGAATTTTGAAGTTATCGGAAAATCTCATATCTGTTATGAGGATTTTTTCTAAAGAATTTGCTGCTTCAACTGGCAGACCGGTAACATCGCTAATATTTTTAGAAAATCTATCTTGCTCGATTTTCTTTCCCTGGGACTGTTTAGTTGTATTTGAAGCAACGTTTAATGATGAACTATTGGAAGAGAAAGTTTGATAGCAAAAGAATAACGTGATTACGCTAAACAAAATCAATAGCTTCTTCTGCTTAGATTTTTCTTTTGCATCTGTAGCTCGAGAAAAATTCTTGTAGAAATTATAGGTAAACCATGCGAATATCAGTGTTAAATAATGTCCGCCAGTCATTCCAGCAGCACCAGCTACTGCTAAAACTCCGCACACGATTAATAGTCTTTGCCAGTTTTTCATTTTAGTGTCCATATTTCCTTTTGCAGCTGTTTAAATATTGTTTTTACACCAACTTTATCATTGAAAGATAGCGCATTTTTATAAGCGTTGAAAGCTATCAGTTTATTTCCGCAGCGATATTGAATGTCGCCTAAGCAACGGTAAACGTTAGCTTTTTCATTATCCATTAATACGTCTTGCAATGAGCGTTGAAGTAAGGAAAGAACATTGTAATAATCATCAATGTTTGTAGAGTTTATTTTTTTAAGATGTTCTTTGGCTGCTTTAAAAGCTCTTTTTCCTACGAGTTTAGATTCTTTAAAAATAGTGTACTTTTCCTCGTCCAAAAAAGTTCCATCAATACTGTATTCGTAGGCTACATTATTTGTTGTCATAACAGTAAAGATATTCTTGTCTGTGTCAAAGCTTATTATATTATCCGCATCGGCTATTACTTGAATAGGTACAGCTTTCACCACGTCTTCTCGTAGGTCAATCAAAATAAGATTATTTGCAAGGGAACTTGAACCATTGCAAAGAGCTACAGCGGCAAAAAATCCTTTTTCTGAAAGGAGGGACATTTTACTGTTTAGCGGAAATTCGTTTTGATAAATCAAGTCACCACTAAGAGACCTAATAGTAATTCTGCTTGATAACGTGCTTGCATTTAGCCATTCTTCCAGGGAAAAATAGCCATTGTCAGCAATAAAAGCAGTGTATAAATTTACGCAACGATGCCCACACGTCAACAATCGTTCAGACCTGGCATCATATACATAATAGTCATTTTGTCCCCACATTATTTTATAATGCCCATTGGGTGAGAGTCTTGAATATAATAATATAGCTGCATAATGTTTGCCCCATTTTACTATAAAATCATCAGTTACGAACTCTTGATTAGTTTTAATTGGATAGTCCAACACTTTATACCGACTCCCTTCTATACACGAAAAAAGAGGACGGACATATGCGCCCTCTTTTCGCTGTAGTTCTTCTACAAAATGACTCCCTAAAGGAATCCCCCTAACATCAAGTTGAATCATTGAGTCCGTGTTTTACAGTTTCAGCTTGTTTTTTTGCAACCAGTTGGTTGGCAATTTCTATGCAGAGTAGCAGGAAATACACATGCTCTGTTGGTAATTGTCGAATCAGCTGTGCATACTCGTTAGTGGTATGACATCGACTTCGTTTTAACCTCCTTCCTTTAGATTGCAAGGTATTATGCCATGCTGGCGAAGGGGAAGTCAGGCCTTGCCTTTGCCTTGCAACAGCCCTTTTATAATTTGCTCGATAGCCATCTTTTGGGTGTCATCGAGCTTCTGAATCTGTTTCGCAATCTCAATAGCCTGTTCATCGAGAAGCTGGGCGTTGAGCTGCTGCTTTACTGCTTCGGTGTCTATGCCGAGGTCATGCGCTTGCTGCTTTGTTATACCTAAAGCATATTCAGTGTCATCATAAAAATATGCAACAGGAACATTAAAGTAATTAGCAATAGCTTGAATGGTTTTAGCTTGCGGTGTGTATTTGCCTTGCTTCCAATAAGTTAAGCTTGGTGCACTAATGCCTGTTTCTTTTGCTAATCTTGAAGCACTGATACCGTGTTGCTTCAGCAGTAATGCAAGTTTTTCGTACATGTAAAACTCTCCAAAAAATCCTAAAAAAATTTCATTAAACTACTTTACAAAAACACTTTAAAGTAGTATAATAATTATAGTAAGTTAATACTTAAATTAAAGCACTTTAAATCAGTGCTAGTGTTAAATTACTTTAATATAATTCTATCACAGTAGATTATTTTATGCAAGGAAAGGAGCGAAAAATGTATAGTAAATTCGAGAAATTAATGCTCGAAAAGGGTTTGTCGGCTAATAGGATTGCTAAAGAGGCAGGAATTAACGCTCCGTCGCTTACCTATTGGAAACAAGGCAAATATACTCCGAGTTTAAAGACATTACAAAAACTTGCCGAATACTTCGGCGTAAGCGTTGATTACTTTTTGGAAGCGTAAAGGAGAGATGAAGAGATGTATAAATGTAAAGACTGGGTAGTTGTTTTTCAAAACTTGGAAACTGGCAAGGTAAAACTTGATACGTTTACTGAGAAAAATGAAACTGAAGCATGTAAATGCTTCAGGGCTTGCTATCGTCATGAAAATTACAGAATTTTGACGGTGGTAGAAAAAGCGGAAATTGCTACAAAGGAGTAAAAAAGATGAAAAAGGTATTGCAAATCTGTGTATGCATTATCTTTGCATGGTGTTGCTTAAGCTTAGTTGGCGGATTTTCGGACAGCCAGGTGCAAAGGCATACGGTCACTCATGTTGTACAGGAAGGCGAAACCATGTATGGAATCGCTGACAAGTATTTCCTGCTCAACAAAACAAGAATTTGTTTTGACGAGTTTTGGTACAACGTATCCGAAGATAATAAGCACCTGACCGCCAACCGCCGTTATCTCCAGCCTGGAGATGTAGTCACTGTTAATTACTACACAGTGAAAAATCAATGATGGCAGATTTATAATGATTGGTTAACTGCCATACTTGTATTATATCATAAAGGAGTTTTTTAAGATGTCTGAAACTCAAACTAATATATACAAAACAGCTAGAGAATATGCAGGTTTGAACCGCATTAAGGCGGCAGAAAAACTAGGGATTTCTTCTAGTTGCTTGAAAGACTATGAGATTGACTGGCGACAATGCCCGGATGTTATTGCACTAGCAATGTCAAAACTCTATCGTACACCGTGGTTACGTGTACAGCACTTGCAAAAGAACATTGTGTTCTGCGACGTTTTTGGACTTATTCCTCCTGCTGACGATTTAGCGGTAAATATGTTAAGGGCGCAAAAAGAAGTCGGTGAAGTGGTTGAGTTGTTTCCGCAAATGGTAGCGAAAACAGTACAAAAAAAGCACCTCGGCGACAGTCTTTTAAAAGAATGCCGGGAAGGTGCACAGGCTTTGCTTGTGTTGATTGGTATTGAAGAAGAACAAAAAGAAAAGACCCCCCACGCTAATAGAGAGCCTTTAACCTATAAATAAAGTCGAAAGGAAATCGGTTTAAAAAATAGGTCATATATAGTATAGCATACGGAAAAGAGGTTGTCAAACATGGAAAGCAGATTCTACACAGCTAAAGACATTGCCAACCTTTTAGGCGTAGGCGTTGGAAAAGGCTACTCGCTTATAAGGGAATGGAACAAAGAGCTTCAGCAAAAAGGCTATACAACTGCACAAGGCAGAGTAGTTAAAGCCTATGCTGATTTAAAGCTTGGCTTCGGAATTCAAAAGGAGGATGTATATGGTAACTAATGAACAGGTCAACGCTGTGTTAGCTCGCAGCGGACTTAGCATGGAAGGATTTGAAGCTTTTAGAAAAAGGAAGCATGGTGAGCACAAGCAGACGAAAGAGAGCTGGTTGAAAGACTTTAAGACTTGCTCACACTGTACCAGGGATGGCAAATGTAAGTATCAACACTTCGGATACCACCAGGAAAAACAGGCTGTGCGTGAAGGTGATGTGTTAAGCTATAACGTTAACAGCTTGTCGGTAAATATGCAAACATATCCTAAAGTTGGCAGTTATCGCGAATGCTGTCACTGGGATGCTGAAACAACTCTTAAGCTTCACAGCAAACTCGAAGAGCTGGTTAAGGAAGGAAAGGTGATTTAAATGGAAATGAGCGAGAAAATCGACGCTTTGGCTGAAGCCTTAGCAAAGGCTCAGGGCGAAATGAAAAATGCTGTTAAAGGCTGTGACAATCCGTTTTTTAAAAGCAAATATGCGGATTTAGCGGAATGCCTGAACGTAGCACGTGAGCCGCTTAGCAAGAACGGCTTAAGCATATTCCAGGCAAACGAAGGAATTGTAGAAAGCAATAAGCTCGCTGTTACTACAATGATCATGCACAGCAGTGGCCAATTTCTTAAAGTCACTAGCAGTTATCCTATTCAGAAAAATGACGCCCAGGGTTTTGGCAGTACGCTGACATATGCTAGAAGATATAGCCTTGCAGCGGCTCTTGGACTTGCGCAAGAGGACGATGACGGAAATTCAGCTTGTGCACCGGAACCTAAGCAAGATTTTAAAGTCAAAAACACAGAGCAAAAGCCTAAAGCTCAACCGCAATCTACCGGAAATAAATTCGTTAAGATTACTCCTCAGGGCGATGTGATTGTAACTGTTGCTAATGGTCACGATGAAAACGGCAGACCGCTTGCTGCATACAAAAACATTAAGGACTTGACTATCGAAGAGCTTGAAAAAATGATTACAATTCCTCAATACACGCTTGCGCACACTGCTATTAAGAACCTGCTTGAAGAAACGAGGCAGACTGCATGAGTAAGAAAAGCATATTGCAAAGCGAAAAGGAGTGCTTTATGTGTGGCGCTACTCGCAACCTGGAGCGCCATCATGTGATATTCGAAGCAGCCGGGAGAAAGATTTCCGACAAGCTTGGTTTAACGATCTGGTTATGCCATGAGCATCATAAAGGCAGGCTCGGACCTCATTTAGACAGGGAAACAGACTTGCGGTTAAGGCGATTTGCTCAAACTTGCTATGAAGATAAACATAGTAGGGAAGAATGGGTTGAAAGAATCGGAAGGAACTACTTATGAGAAAGAAAGCACTTATGAAATATGTAAGGTTACTTAGACGGCAGCCATTATGGAAGAAGTTATTGTAGGAGGGCGACATGGAGAGCTGGTTTAAGGTTAGCGCCGATGTATTCGATAGTGAAAAAATAAAGATACTTCGTGCTGATACGAAGATTGGTGATAGCCTGGCATTAATGTGGTTCTTCCTGTTAGCTTTAGCTCGCAAAAAAAATGATGGTGGTTATGTATATGCTACCGAAGGTGTAGCGTATACACCTAAAACCTTAGCTGCTGTTGGTGGGTTTAAACCTAAAATTGCAGAAACAGCTTTAGAAGTATTTCAGCAGTATAACATGATAGATATAGAGGAAAACGGCTATATCTATATTGTAGGCTGGAGTGAGTATCAGAATGCTGAAGAACTTTCAAAGCTTAAGGAGCGTGAACGCTGCAAGGAAGCAATGAGAGCTAAAAGACAGCGTGAGAAGCAATCCAAAACTTGTAACAATGATGTAACAAACACAGATGTTACGGAATGTTACGAAGATGTTACGTGTAACAAAAGCGTAACAAGTCAAGATGTTACACGTAACAACGATGTAACAAACACAGATGTTACGGATAAGAATAAGAGTAAGAATAAGAAAGAGAATAAGAGTAAGAGTAACAACAACAACTTTAGTAGTGGTTGTTACGATAAAAATGCTGCCGTTACGTGTAACAGTTACGAAAATGTTACGAGCGATAATAATCCTGTTGCCTTTTGGAATCAAAATGTTACGCCGATAACACCATATATTGCAGAGCGGTTACAGGCTATTGCTAAGGAGCACGGCGAGCTAATAGCCATGCAAGCGGTAACAATAACAGCGCAGCAAGGCAAGAAGTCAATAGCCTATTGTGAGGGAGTTGCAAGAAACCTTGCGAGCGGTGACAATCAAAAGCCAAAGAAACCGCCGGATGATTTTAAACCGCCGGATGACCAAACAGACCTGGACAAATATTTTTAGTGAGGTGATAGCATGAATGCAAATGATGTTCAGAATTCGATTACGCTTGCTGTAAATCACATTGCTAAAAATGCTTCACAGCTTAATAAGCAAAACGAAAATGATTATTACGAAAACGGATTGCTTATGTGTGGTAAATGCCATACGCCGAAGCAATGCAGAGGTTTCTTGTTTGGTGTTGAACGAACTGTGACTTGTATCTGCAAGTGCAGAGCGGAAGAGCTTCAGGCAGAGCGTGAACGTGAGGAACATAAAAAGCGACTTGCTAGGGTGCAAGAGCTTAGAAAAGCTGGCTTCCCGGAGCGTGAGCTTCAGGCACAGACTTTCAGCCATGATGACGGCGCAGACGAGCGGACGATGCGAGCAATGAAGAATTTCGTTGAGCACTACGATGATTTTCGCAGGATGCATAAAGGATTGCTGCTTTATGGAAATTCCGGAAGCGGAAAGACGTTCGCCGCTGCGTGTGTTGTCAATGCGCTGATTGATAAAGGTGTAGCTTGTCTAATGACTAATTTTGGCAGAGTGTTCAATACATTGTGGGGGACAGAACAAAAGCAAGCATATCTTGACGGATTTAATCAATTTGAGTTGTTAGTGCTTGATGATTTAGGAGCAGAACGGCGCACGGAGTTTGCTCAGGAGCTGGTGTTCCAGATCATCGACAGCCGTTGCCGGAGCGGATTGCCTACAATCATTACAACAAATTTGCCGATTGAAGCAATCAAAAAGCCGCAGACGATAACGGAAACAAGAATCTATGACCGCATTTTGCAGATGTGCCACCCGGTAGAAGTTACACACGCAAGCAGACGCAGAAAGAAGGTTGCAGAAGGCTTTGCTGCTACTAACAAATTATTAGGATTATAGGAGGGACTTATGGACGCTAAAGAGCTTACAAGAATCACTGAAAGCGCAAATCGTGATAAAGATAAGAGATATTTTACGACAATAGTAAATTTCTATATCAATATGTATCATGACAGCGGTGAGGTTTATTATCTGTATAAAGCTATTGCCGAAATCAAAGCAAAAATCAAAAAAGAAGGCGGCGAAATTTTCTGCCAGGACAATCCGTTAAAGAGAAAGGAACAAAAAGCATGAACAAAATCATTTTATTAGGAAGACTGACAAAAGACCCGGAGGTAAGATACACTTCTACAAGCAAGGTTGTTGCTCAGTTCACGCTTGCTGTGGACAGACCTTATTCCAAAGACAAACAGCGTGAAGCGGACTTTATTCCTGTGGTTATCTGGGGTAAACAGGCTGAAACCTGTGGCAACTATCTTAGCAAAGGACAGCGTGTATTGGTTGAAGGCAGACTGCAAATTCGCAGCTATGACGCTAAAGACGGTCAAAAGAAATATGTAACAGAGGTTATTATTGCTTTTTGTACAAAACGATATATCACCAGACCTACAATCCTAGCATGAAGCTGATTAGCACGTGGGGAAGAAGCAAGGTGTATGTTGATAAGCTTGAATACATTGATGTGCTTCAGGACTTAGCTTATCTGCGTTACGCTTTCAGCAGGATGAAATTTAAGGGGTACAAGAAACATGAATCAGCTTAAAAGTATCATTGTAGGCAAGCGTAGCAAGGCAAGCGGTTCATTCTTTGAAAAGATGATTGACGCAGGATGCCAGTATTATGAGGAACATGGCATTGCAAAGATTGAGAAACAGAGCGAACCTGTACATTATATCCGCCCTTATGGAGCGCATGGACAGTTTATTGCGAATTATGCAAAGAAAAGCGGCGTCGACTACAAGGGGACGCTTAGAGGTGGTTTAGCGGTGTGCTTTGAAGCGAAGCACACCGACGGCGATAAGATGCTGCGAAGCAGACTTGAACCGCACCAGCTAGAATACCTGAAGGTTCATCACTTTTTAGGAGCAAGGTGCTTTATCCTGGTATCGTTTAATCTGACAGATTTTTATAATGTGCCGTTCCTTATATGGGAGAATATGAAGTCGCTATATGGAAGGCAGTACCTGAAGCGTGATGACCTGGAAGAATACAGAATCAGTAATACAGGCAGAGTGTTAAAATTCCTGACTGTAACGGAGGGGCAACAGTGAAATATCTACTTGGAACAACAGCCGAAGGCAAGCAGTGCTGCCCTCATTGCAAGCAGGAAAAAATAAAGCTTGTTTATGGCGCAAAAATTGTAGACAGAAAAGGTACTGTAAAATGGGCGTTTAGATGCTCATCGTGCTATGGCACTATTTGGCTAAAGTAAAGCGAAAGGAAGTCGGTTTAATGCAGAATAAGGATTGGAGCTATCTGCTAGGGCAGAAAATAGGTATGCTGACAGTGCTTGAAATTTATCCACCAGGCGTTATCAGCATCAGACCTAAAAAGAAGACTTCTGTTGCAAGATGTGTTTGCGAATGCGGCACAGAATGTTACAGAGATGTATCTAACCTTGCCCGGCGACAAGGAATGAGCTGCGGTGGCAAGGAGTGCAAGCACAAAATCATGAGCCTTGCGCAAACTAGACGGCAGGCAACTAACAAAAGTAAGGCTATATCTCAAAAGCCTGCCGAAAATTTTTTGAAAGATACAGAGCCGATAATCACGAAAAAGCTAAAAAATAAATATGTTTGCCCTTTTCCGTTCCCCGGCTGCGTAAGAAGCGAGGTTTGCCACGTATGCTGCTGGGAGTGCGATAAGGAATGTAAACAGTGCAGTAATAATCCGCAACTGTGCGGAGCAAGGAGATTAAAATGAGAAGTGCTAAGGAGATTTTAGCAAATGAAAAGTTTCAAGCCTACAAGAAAAATGATTTTGCTTTTGAAGGCTTGGTGTTAATAGGCTTCCTGCATCTGCCGGGAATCAAAAAGAGCTTGCAGTGTGTTGTAGGTGTTGAGCCTGATCAGGACGGCAACCAATGGGAGCACGTAAGCGTAAAATTTTGCGGCACGACGAATAAAACGCCGTCATGGGAGGTTATGTGCCAGGTTAAAGACGTGTTCTGGCTTCCGGAAGAAGAAGTACATCAGATTCACCCAAAAGAAAGCGAGTATCTGCACGGCATAGGCGGGATATATGATGTTTTACATCTGTATCGTCCTGTAGGTGGCTGGAAGCAGAATCCGAACAGAGGTGAGAATAATGGCTGACTTTTCTTTAAAAACAAAGTTTTCCGTAGACGGAGAAAGGTACTTACTGTCTACAGTTAAATTGCCGTGGTGTTACAATTTATCTTATGAAACAATGCTTTTTAGATTGAATAGTGCGGATGAAATTATCTATAAAGATTTGTATTGTCAAAAATATTGTACGCAACAAGAAGCCGAAGCAGCACACAAATATTTGCTATTGTGTGTTGAGCACGGAGAAAGGTTTTGGGAAAATGACTAAAGCATTAAACGTAATTATCGACATGATCACTGTTATACTAATCATCGGCATACCTGCTATGCTTGGTGCTCTACTAGGTGCTGCGATTGGGTCGTTAATATGGATGTGGTAAAGCGTAAATACGAAGGAGATACAGATGCAAGATAAAGAAAAGGCAATGCCAATAAAGGTAATCGTAATGAAGGCAAAAGTTGTAAAAAAGTATCTGCACGAAACAGGACAGAAAGTGGCGTGTTACGAGCGTAATATGATTTACGTCTGCCAAAACTGTAACGAGATGTTAGACACCGAATATCAAGAAATTGCAATTTGGAGTTACTGCCCTTATTGTGGGCAGAGATTATGGCGGTGTAAATGGTAAAGCGTAGACAGCAGAAACTGAAATACTATCGTTACTGCTTGCGCAAAGCCCGTGAGTTGATGCGGAGCGAGGGAGAGAAA